ATCACGATTGCCATCAGTAGCCTCCTCTGGTATTAGTGTAGGCTCCACAATAGGAAATGAGGCCACCTCCTGGGAGATAGCCTCACGATCACGCATTCTGCGGAATGCAAATAAACCCATCAGGCAGCAGCAGCAGCAGTAGAACCTAGGCCATACAAAGTAATGGCTTCAGAACCAGCAGCTACAGCAGTAACACGGCCAAGGAATACCTTGGAAGCATTCTGCACAACAGTTGCTACCCCGCTAACTGTTACGTCAGTACCACCAGCAATAGTGATGGTATTAGCGCCAGCCGATGCGTTAATAACAACCACCATAAAAGTGGTGCCAATAGCGCAGTCACCGCCGATAGCAGCCACAACTGCCGCAGCCGTAGCTGTGGTATATGTAGCAGCAGCAGAAGGAACGCCACGGATAATGACGTTGTAGCTGTTAGCTGTACTTAGGGTTGCAGTAGCAGTAGGAGCTGCTAAACCCATTTGCCCAGGCAGAAGGCCGCCTGGAATGTCGCCAAGTTCAAAGATACTTGCCATGACTATTAGTAGTTAGAGGTACAAGTAGCGCGTACAATACCAATATTTTTGGTTTCATACACTTTGGTCCAGTTGCCAATAGTGGCAAGCTGAGCCTGAGTTGGGTTTACGGTAGTTCCCCACTTGGCACCAATTGGGTGGTAGCAGTAGTGCAAATCAATTGCCATAGCATCACTCTTGGCGAGGATGTCACGGTCAGTTTCAGTGCGCAATGCCATTTGCTCACCAGAAGCGATAGCGCCTGCGGTGAAGAAATAAACAGGATAGTTGGTGCTAGTTGGTGCTAAATCGTCGGAAACGATAACACGCAAGCCCATGAATGTTGGTACTGAATTGTCACCGGCATAAGCAGATGCAATAGAACCAGCAATTGCGTTGATTGAGCTAGCACCAGTCGCAGCAGTGCTTAGACGTGCCTCAGTGTTAGTAATGTAATCAATTGCCTTGCGTTCTACTAGGTCGTAGTAAACAGCAGAGTGCATAGCAACAGCAGTTAGCTTGTCGCCTTGATCACCTAGCAATGCACGGGCTTTAGCTACTTGGCGAGGACCAAGTGCTGTTTGGCCAGTCTTATCAAAAGACAAATCAATAAATGCAGCGCCGGTGTTGGAGGTCAAGCCGCCAAATACACCTTCAAGGCACTTGAGCAAGTCCTTTTGACGTTGGTTAGCTACATAGGCGGCAACCTTAGTTGCAATGGCGGCCATAGGATCAGCGCCAGCAGCGAGTGCTGCGAGATCGCGTGATTCAAAGGCACGGCCACGGTGCAAAACAACACCAACTTGCTTGTTGGCAGTGATTTTGCCAGGTGTTAATGAAGAACTGTCAGTCAGTACTTCAAAATCACCGCTTAAGTTAGCTGAAAAGAATGGAACGTTGATGAAATCACCGCCTTCGGAAGCATCCAACTCCGCCATTGGTTGAACTACACCAGACGACAAAAATGCGTCGCGCTGAGTGGTAGCTTCAATCAAATAGGGTGTAAAAATCTCCGGTACGATGATGTCAGAGCGAAGTGTCGCCATGAGATCCTCAAGAATTAGTGGTTTGCAAGTTCGGGCACAACCCTAGCCAGCACAACTGGATGCAATTATGCTAGCGCCTTTAACCTGTCATACATATCACGGTCTGTCTTAAACAGCCTTGATTGCTCCGTCAGGTTGAATGTTTCAGGTGCAAATGGGTTTTTGATACCTGTTAATTCACTGGTGCTACGGCCTGATGGTGCGCCGCTACCTTGTGGTTTTGGTTGCTTTTGCATCCATGCTGGTAGCGTTTTAGCCCATTCAGCTACTGGTGTGCGTTGGTAGCCATCTACTACTACAACAGTGCCATCAGGTTCACGCTCAATTTTATCGCTGCTTAACTTAGTTTTAAGCACCATATCTGGATCATGCACTAGGTCTGCTAATGCTGTTACTGCTGGTGTGATGAGTTCAAGTTCACGGCATTTGGCTTCAAGTTCAATAATGCGCTGGTCCTTTTCCGCCGACGCCTCACGGTACTGCTGCTCCAATACCTGCCTTGCTTCGGTGTACTTGCCTTGAGATTCAAGGGCAGTTTGCTCGGCTTGGCGCTTGAATTCCAACAGTTCATCTACATTGACACCATCAGGTATGGCCTTAGCTTGTGCTACGGCTTTTTTATAGTCATCTAGCAATTCAGCATTCTTGCGGCGTAAAGCCTCTAGTTCTGCTTGAATTGCTTGTGTGTCGGGAGCTGTTAATTGTTCTTCGGTCATTTTGTGCAAATTGTTTGCAATCTTATGTTATCAGTTACCACTTAACTTTGTCAGCCCAATAAGCAGCACTCATTTTACCTTTTGCAATATTTTCAGCATGGCGTGCCTTGAATGATGCACGCCTAGCTTTGTCTGCTGCTGATTCGCCTTTTGCTGCTGGTGAGCCCGATACACCTTGCTGGCCAAAACGTATCAACCGAACGGTTTCGCCTTCTTTAGCTAATACCGCATGGGATTTACTCTCATGCTTTGGTGTCCGCTTGGGTTTGTTATAACCCTCGAATTGCTCACCGCGATAGTTGATCATTTGCGCTTAGGGGCTGCTTTTACCTCAGAACGTGGCTTTAGCACTGGGTTGCCAGTGGATTCGGATTTAATGCGCAGCACTGGATCTTCCTTAGTACCTAGCCGCGTTACCTTGCCGCCGCTAGGGCCAGTGATAGTAGCGCGAGTGCCAGCAGTGCTAGTAACCACGCCATAGGTGGTCTTACCTTGATACTGCCAAGAGACGCGGGAGCCAACGCCGATAGCCATTTTACTTTTTGGGTTTGCGACTTTTGCCAGCTTTAGCGTAGGCGATCGCTACTGCTTGCTTAGGTGGTTTGCCAGCTTTGATTTCAGCCTTAATGTTCGACTGAATCATGTCCTTGCCTTTACCTTTCTTTAATGGCACCGTAACGCTTGCGGAGGTCATCTAATGATAGCTCTGACCCATCGTCACGTACAAGCTTTGCCATGGCATCCCGGGCGCCATGCTTTTCAGCTAATTTGTTAAAATAAACTACTTTATCTTTACCTAATACTTCTTCCTGCACTGAGCGCGGTTGATCTTTTAACCATTGGCCATAGCTTGTATTAACTGGCACTGGACCATCTTTACTGGCGCGTGTTGCAACTGTTGATGGTGGCAAGATATCAGGATCAATGATTGGTACCGTTGTACTGCGACAATTAAAATGTTGTGGTGGCATCGGCCCTTTGCCATACTCAAACTCACGGCCATCTAATGCACGGCATCTTGCACTGGTTCTAGTGTCAAGTGTTGCAATGTAACGATACTTTTTAGTTATATCTTGGTTCGCTTCATATACCTGCTGGCTGGCAGCATTAGCAACTTGATTAATGCTTGTACGTACAAGCGCCATTATCTGGCTATCAGTTACAGCCGTGAGTTCACCGCCTGCGGCTAGCAATTGTTTTACCGATATTCCTGCTGCTCTTACTTGCCCAGTTGATAATGGGCCGTAATCACCAAACTGCAACTGCCCAATTAATCGCTTTGCAATGCTTGGTGTGGTTTCACCTGTTAACAATCCATTACGCACCACCTGCCCAAACCGCTCAGCTTGATCAACTGCAATACCACGGAATGCTTTGCTTACTACCTCACCGTTAGGCAGTGTGATCATTGTGCCTTGCGTTGCCGTTAAACTATATGTTTGCGGTGCTCCTTGTACCGCAGCATATAAATCATCCGATAACGTTATCACGCCTATTTGTGTCGGATCAGTTGTAACTACTGATTGCGCAAATTGCGGGCTGATCTCAACGGTATTGACTGCACTGCGTGCGCCTGCTGGTAATGCCTTGCGCAGTTGTTCGGTAACAAAATCAGATTGCAGTTCCGCTAATCCTTGCAATTCTGTTGCCGTTAGCTGTGTCGCATCACCTGCCCAGGTGTTAAGGCTGTCTTTAGTTTGCGCAAGTATCGCACGTAACCTTGCTGCTTTGGCTGGTGAACTAATCGTAAGCCTGCCTTCTCCGCCTGCATCTGGCAGCAAATTTTGCAGTTGATTTGCAGCATCAATTATGATGTCGTTATACACTAATATTATTTGCTTAGCGACACTATTGCTGTAACGGTTTAAATCAATTGCGTTACGAAATAGGGCTGCTGGTATTGTCATTCAGCCCTCCGTTAGCAGTTGCGCTTAATTCTTCTTCTACATCAAAATCATCGCCTAATACCTCGTTATCTGCTAACTGTTGCAATAATGTTTCTTGCGTGATGGTGCCGGCGGTATAAAGCTGTAGTAATGCTTGAATCTCCTGAGGTTCTAGCCTTGCGCCAATGAAATCACGATTTACCAAGCAACTGCCAGCCGCTTCACTAGTGCCGAGATATTCAGCATGAAAGCGTAAGCAGTTATCAATCATGTCTTGCATATTCTGCGCAATTACCATCATCGTTGAATCGCCTTGGCTGCGGTCAATGCGTTTTGCTTCTGCCGTTTCAGCGCTTAACTTCTGACCTAATACTGCTGATAGCCCCAGCTCATTAATCTGCCCGGCAAGCTGCTCTAACCGTTTGAATTGGTACTCAAAGCTGGTACCACCTGGTTCTATATATTCAGCGCGACCATCAGCAGGGAATGCAATCGCTTCACCTGGGCCTGCTGATACCTCTTCTGCTGCTGAGGGGAAGCCAAAGAATGCCAACATCGGCACTGCTGATATATGTAGCTGGTTGTCAAGATCTGATTGTATTTGATA